CCTCGCCAAACATGTAAGGCTTTTTCATAGAGCGCGTGGGTAACTTCAACATCCTGCTCACAATAATCCTGCATCTCCTTTGACCATGCACCCCAAGGGTCAATTCCTTGTTCCTTGCATTGTGCTGAATAGTCGCCCTTCCACTTCTTTAGTCGATGCCCGAAAGCCTCTAATGAATAACGGCCTAAAAGTTTCTTAGGCAGCAATCCCTTTTTGACAAGGCTATGGTCTGTTTCGTCAATTGACGGCCAAAACAGCCGCGACAATACAAGCGTGTCCAGTACCTTGCCTCTTGGGGCAAAGGCGGGGTAGATTTTTTGAATGGCAGGAATATCAAATTTGATGATATTATGGCCGATGATTTGCTCGGCAGTAGAGAGAAGCTCTATCCCTTGTGGGATTTTGTCGCCATGCAGTGACCATACTTGGCCTGTGTCAGGGTCTTTGAGAACGAGGGAGTGGATGGTGTCGAGTGTGTCAAGAAGCCCATTTGTTTCACAGTCAAACAGTAACTTCAAAGCACCTCCTTACCCTTAGAAAGGTGTAGCGTCTTCCTCACTAAAATCATAAGTTTCTCCTTTTTCAAATGGGTTGGTGATTAATTCTGTAAGGCGACCTGTATCAGGATTGTAATCAAGCCAGCCCGCCTCGCCAGTCTCACCTGTGTAGCGGTTCTTCAAGATACGCAGGGTGGTAACATTTTTTAAGTCTGATTGCTGGTCACGCTCGGCACCAATAACAAAGTCCGACAATTGGGCAATGCCCGCCGAACCTCGCAATTGCGCCAGAGACGTTCTTGCCCCATCTTCATGCCCCTTGTCACCTTGAGGTCGCCGCAAATGGGAGACAAGCAGGATGGCAATATTGAGTTCCATGGCAAGGGACTTAAGAGCGGTCATGATATTATCAATCATCCGCCGCTCCTCACCCTCATCAATACCAGAAACAATGATGGAGAGGTGGTCCAAGATGATGATGGAACACTCACATCCAACCGCCATATAGCGGATGCGTGAGATGATATTGTTAATATCAGTTGAGCCAAAATGGTCATAGAGATAAACCCGCCCAGTACCAAGTGTTGCCTCAAAGCCCCTACGCTTTTGCTCGTCTGTAAGGTCGCTCCACATCGTGTGGGCGGGGACATCAATCGCTAAGCCAATTAAACCTTGCGCCGTGCGCTTGACATTTTCCTCCAACATAATCATGCCGATGGTTTGGCCTTGCTTGACAAAATGATGGGCAATCTCACGCACAATTGAGGATTTGCCAATGCCGCTGCCAGCAGTGAATGTCCATAACTCACCTAACCTCAATCCTGTCGTCATGTTGGATAGAGTGGCAAAAGGTAATTCAAAGGCTTGTGTATCTTCTTGGGTATTGAGAGTTTCCCACATCTCCTGTCCAGCAATGATACCATCTGGCCGGTAAGCTTTGGCATCAAAAATCGCTTGCACAATCTCTGAGCCGCGCCCTGCCATCAACAACTCATTGGCATCTTTCATCGCCAGCTTGGCAATCTTGAGCTTGCCCGCCTTGAAGCCAAGAGTGGCGCATTCCTCAACCGCCAAGCGTCCAGCCTCGTCATTGTCAAACATCAGGACAATTTCTTCAAAACCATCCAGCCATTCAAACGCGTTTTGCAAAGCACGTCTCGCGCCCTTGGCACCAGTTGGTAATGATACAACAGGCCACTTATTGCCCTGTACTTGGGAAACCGTCAGGGCATCAATCTCACCCTCGGTAATGGTGACGCGCTTGCCGCCGTCCCGCCACAAATGCTGTCCATAAAGTCCTGCCTTTTTGGCATCGCCAATAAACACAAACTCCTTGTTCGGCATCCGTATCTTCTGGGCTATAATCTTGCCTGTGACATCTCTGTAGCTGGCAACCTGCACCCGCTCATTCTTGTAGGTTGAGGCCGTGTAGCCCCACTTCTCACAAGTCTCTTGGGTTATCTTGCGGCGGCTTAATTCTATTGCCCGACCCACTGGTATTAATCCATGATTGCTAATTGTGTTTCTCCTTGATTGTGTTGTTTCTCCATCCCCTTTCTCCCAATAGCCGCAGCCAAAACAATAACCATGCCCGTCTGAATAACGGGCAAGATTATCTCGGCTGCCACAAGAGGGGCAGGGTTCATGATGAAGAAGTGTACTGTCGCTCATGATTGGAAGATAAAGGGCAGAGCGTGATAAACACCATACGCACCAAAATAAAACATGAATACAAGACTGGCATACATCCACGCCCAGTCTAACCAATCAAGAACTATATCCCTATGCTCCCGTCCTTTCAGAATGTGTGTATGTTTAAAAATCCCTGCCACACAAAGGAGGAAGGTGGGGAGCACTAAAATAAGATATGATATAATCATCATGCTGTTTCTCCTATTGTTGAATAAGTGTATAGCGGACATAAGATTGCCCCGTTGAGTCCTTGCGCCACTCGGCCTTGATGTTATGACCTTGTTGACGCAGCTCGGAAATGCGCTTCGGCAAGGCGCGGCACCGCCATAAAGCTTGAGCTTCCATGTTGGTAATGGAGTGTCCCGATTGAAGATGAGAGAGAATTAACTCTCCCATCGGTTGCTTGTTGAGAGGGTGGCTCATACAGCCAGCCCCAGTTGAGAGGCGGCCTCATCAAGAATTTCTTTGGGATAGACATTGATGATGACCTCAGTTTTCTCACCCTCCTTATTTTGAATAAGACGTGACTGCTTGCCGATGGGGATATTTTGAGCGCGGCAAAGCTTGGAGGTACGTTGGCCAAGTCGAACCCTCTCCCCATGTAGAAGATATTTGTGGGAAAGAGAACGCCACTCATCAACAGTAAGAAAGTCAAGATGCTCTTCAATCCTTGCGTTTGCTTGAGCTAGTTGAGATTGCAGCCGCTTGATTTTCTTATCACCAAGCAATACAGCTCGCGCCATAATCTCCTCTTCACTCATCTTGTTAATATCAAAATGTTCCTCACCTTTGATATAGCCGCCGTCTTTGCGGATGGTGGGTAGGATAATCTGCGTTACCCAATCCTGAAATGGTTTGGCTTGAGGTTTGTTGGAACGTAAGATGAGTTTATAAAGGCCGCTTTCGGAAATGATATTCATCTTTCCGGTTTGAGTTCCGAGACCCTTACCAAAAGTTAGGGTCTTCTCTTCCGTGTTAAGATAATAAAGACTTTTGGTGGGGTTTCTAATTTCCAAAACTCGACATACATCGGCAGCCACGAACCAAGGTTCGCCTCCTTTCTCAACAATACGGATTTGGTTATTGTCAAATTGGAATGTTTTTAAAATTTCAATGTTGCTCATATTTGTTTCTCACTTTTTGAATTGGGTTTGGATTTTTTATGTTGGATAGCCACAGCCTCAATCGCTTTCAGCCGTGTTGCTTGGGGTGGCTCTTTCAGCCATGTTTGAGGGATGGATTTTTCAGCATGAGGGAAGCCCCACCTCTCGCACCAACCGGCATAAGTGGTCTTGGATTTGGGGCTTAACTTGTTGTTAGGCCGTTGAAACACAAAACGAATATCAAGCTCAGGATTTTCCTGTTTGATAATCAGATGCTTTGTTCTATCCGCAGCATCAAAATAACCCTTGGCCTCAATGATGATGCCATTAGGCAACACAATATCTGGCGTGTATCGTTGGGCAGCTTGGGGGCGATAGCGCATAAAAAAAGGCTCATAGAGAGCCTCAATATTTCGAGCTTTTAAATCCTCAACAAGCTGGTCTTCAAATTTTGACCGTCGTCCTGATGGAGTGCGTTTATATCTGGCCTTAAAAATCGGCTTCGTCATCCACACTCGCTTCTGATATGTCTGTCGGGTTATCTTGAGCGTCCTCTGCCTCCACCAAATCATCAGCACTCCACCCATCATCTGCCCCCTCAAAGCCATAATAATCAGCCGACCTAGCACCACCTTTGGTCACTAGTTCAAAAATCTGAACCGCCTCAATACGCAAGGTGATGCCATACTTGCCCGTGGCGGGCATGAAGTAGGGATTGATGGTGAAGTTGATAGCAGCTACTGTGCCACCCCAGATTTCCAAGTTGCGGCTGATGAGTTTCGGCGGCTTGGCACTGTCAAATAAAGGTGGCCTTGGGGCTGTCCAATGTGTTCCATCCTTGCGCTTTCCGGCTGCCCTGCGCGTGAAGCGTACCTCAATCTCACCCGTCGGCTCCTCCGTCTCCTCATCATAGACTTGTGAATAAGCTGGGTTGGGGATAATCTCGCCAATTTTCTTGCGCGTTTCAATCTTCAACTCCTTGAAATCGGCGGCGGCTTGGCTCTTGGCCTGTTCCATCAACTCATCAAGCTTGGCAAGAAAGGCTTTGACATTTTCATTGCGTCCATTAAGAATGAGAGAGGTGCGATAGGCTGGCCGCTCTGGGTCAAACTTGCCGTCCGGCTCATTGAGACGTGGATATTTTAAGATACCGCGTGGGGAAGTAATCTTGATTTGTTTGGTTTTATTATTCGTTGCCATGTTTTCTATGGTTCCTTTCAATCAGTGATATTGTTTGATTTTTGAGATTTGTTCGGCAAGTTTAATCATGCCTTTGGGGGTGATGCGTACCTGTGACTTTGTATGCAAGTTGCCACAAGAGTCACGATAGTCCGTGATTTTATGAACAAGATAGCCTCTATCAATTTTATCTTGGAAGCCTGTCCAATGCTGAGCTCGCTTATGTTTATAAAACCATTTGCTATCTGCCAGATATTGACTAAGCCAGCGTGGGGACACTTCTAATGTTTTGGCGGCATCAGTAGGAAGGAGACTGTCCTTGATGCGATAAATGCGGTCAAGGATAGCATCAAGCTTGCTGATCTGTTGCGTCTGCTCTTTGATAACTTCATCCTTACGCTGGTTCTCAATATAAAGATGATTAAAAACAGCCGCCATGACGCGTGGGTCTGAACCATCAATCTCAGAAGAATGATCTGCTATCTTCTGCTCAAGTTCCTGCCAACGTTGGACAAGACGCTTGGTATGGGTAGGGGATAGCTGCGCTACGACAACATAGCTGTCTGTCTTACCTTGCTCACCCGTGAAGACAAAAACTGAAACACGATGACGCTTGCCTATTGAATTGATAATTTCATGTTCCTCAATTTGAGGGACATCAATAAATCCACCTTCTGCAAGACTTTCAATGGTGCGTCTCACATTATCATGACGCTTGCCTGTCAACTCGGCAATGTCACGGCTGGTAACAAAAGCTGCGCTGTCCACCGGTACTGCCAAAACGTTGTTTGGCTGGTTGTATTGAACGATATTATTTTTCATGACTTATTTTCTCCAATTATTAAGCTTGATATTTTGACTTGAGGGCTTCCACATCCACCCCTTGGTTCAAAAGTTCTGTTTCCAAATCTACTGGCAAATACCTTTGCCCTTTCTTCAAAAGCCGTTTGGCTTTCTCAATGTCCCAATTGATGAAGGCGCAAGTGTTCCCGCGCCCATCATCGCTAAATGACGTTCGTTTTCTCATCTGGTGAATTATCCTTGTGATAATGTGTTACAGCTCGTGACGCATATATTCACGCAACGCTTGATAATGCGCCTCTTGGCCTTCTTTTGAGTGCAATATATTATTGGCAACCGTGAAAGCGTCACCAACATCAATCCCATGACGGGCAGCATAAGCCAGCATTGTCACGCCAAAGGCCGCCGCCTGTACTTCCTTACCCCTATCGGACGTCCTATCTAACTGTTGGAGAGATGCCTGAATGACCTCATAAGGGGCAAGGTTGTTAAGAATATCCTTGTCAATGAGTGATGACATCTGGCTTCCTCCAACTCTTTATACGTTTTCTGTTTCTACGCTTTCCTCTGCGTTTTCTTGGTGGGGGAGCTTCGTCATCTCCGCTATCTCCGCCATTGGGAGGGGGGCAGGTACTTGGCCAACCTAATTGAGAAAAGATATTGTCTATGATAGAGCCTACCTTGTTAATCTGTTCATCATCCAGATTAGCTTGGAGAAAGGCGACGCCATCCATAGGAAAGGTTTTTGTTATGATATGACCATCTCTAACGGTGGTTATTTGATAAGATATTTGCATTTTCTTCTCTTCATACCTTTTATAATTGTTCAGTGTTGATCAACATTGATCAATATTGATCACTGTTGTTCGGAAAATTTATTCAAGAGGGGAGTTGTAATTGCCAATCAGGCAAAAAAGTAAGGACTTGTCTCAACCTGAGTTAAATCCAAACCGCCGACAAAAGGCGGCTCTTCTTCTGTCTCAAACTGCTTGAGTGGGTTGCCCTCGTCATAAAGCCGGACAAATTCCTGCCGCAGAATTTTAGCCAGTTGCTCAGACTTGGCCGCTGTTGTGCCATAGCTGTCATGTATCATGGCAAATTTGGTGATGCCCTGTTCTACTGCCTTATTGACTGTCATCATCAAGGCACAAGCATCAAGCGAATGGACAAAGTTAGGAGCCATACCATTCGTTTGACGATTTCTGTGGGGGACGTGTTTCCTGTCTATGGCAATCCTTGGTTGAAACCGCTTGCCAAACAGGGTGGTATTGATCTTGATGACATCTTGCTCCGTGTAATACTGCACCACTGGAAAGCCCAAAGGGGTATGCCAAGATACAAAGCCCTCAGCACTGGCTGTGCGTGCGGCAACATCACGCAGCCATCCCATCGCTAACTTAGCAGAGACAACAACCTCGCCTATTGACTGCCAGACAAGTTTTGCCAGATAATTACAGGCAGGGCGGGTTTCCTGTGGTTCAAAAGGGAGTTGCCCACGTTCATGCACTGCATCACAAACATAATCCATGCAAGAGTGAAACGTCCCGCCATATGGCAGCACCATCACTGGCCGCTTGGTAATCTTACGATCAATGCCAAACTCAAGCCAAATGGCCGCCCATCGCTGTTGCTCTGGGTTGTCCTCATCAAATTGACCAGCCGCTGCCTTGAGCTTATCATTGACACGCTCGGCAACCGCTCCATAAATGTCTTGTGGCTCATCAGACGGCACAAGATTAACCGCCTTGCCCGCCACTGGGTCAC